AGATTTGTTGGAGCAACTCCAATCGATTTTGATTCTGGTTCAGTTGATGAATTTGTTGCATTTGGAGACTTAACCGAAGAATTAGTAATCGGATGGGTTTCATCATCTGTAACAGGCCCAGCTGGATATTGGGACCACATTTCAGAAATGATTCAAAAGGGTATTGATGAGATTGATGATGCATCCGAAGAGATAGGAGATGAAAATCTTCCTTGGTCAACAGGTTCAGTAACTCCAACACCAGTTAGTGGTTCTGGAGATTAATTAATGGTTTCAACGTTTTAGTTATATTTATATTTGTAATAACTAAATTGTTTATTTAATAAACGGAGATAATATGGCAGAAAGAATTGTATCACCTGGAGTATTTACGAGAGAAAATGACCTTTCGTTCTTAGCACAAGGGGTTGGAGAAATCGGAGCAGCGTTCATTGGACCTTTCAAACAAGGTACAGCGTTTGTTCCCACAGTAGTTCGAACTCAAAGTGAGTTTGAAGATAAATTTGGTACACCTGATGGTACTTACTATACAGAGTATGCAGTGCAGAACTATTTAAGGGAAGCAGGAAGTGCAACTATTGTTAGAGTAGCAGGTGTAGATGGTTATAGTCAAGTAGCACCTATTGGTATTGCAGTAACTGGTTCAGCTGGATTAAAATTAATTTCAACACTTCACTCAACACATAATGGTGATGAAGAAGTTGGATTTAGTGGATTTAGTATAGCTGATGGAAGTGCAACAGGTTCATTTGTTGTTAGTGGTAGTGGAATTGGAGAAATATCTTCTTCTTTAGACTCAACTGATAATAACGATGTAACTGATGTATTCGGTTCTAATCCAAGAGGTTCAAAAGATGCATATACATATTCTTACTTTAAGAACGCATATGATGGAATAACTTCTAAAAATGTAGTACAAGCAGTTGTATTACCAACTCAAAACTTTACTTACGATGCTAGTACAGCAGCAACACCATATGTAAAATCACAATTAATCTCCGGTGAAAGATATGACCTATTTAAGTTCTATACTTTAGGACATGGTAATGGTGAAAATAAAAGATTTAAGATTTCTATATCTGGTGTTAAGGCAGCAGGTGAAGATGGAGGAACTGATTACTCAGTATTTAGTGTAACTGTTCGTTCTTATAATGATACTGATAAAAGAAAAGTAGTATTAGAATCTTTCAATAATGTAAACTTAGACCCTGCTTCTGCAAATTATATTGCAAGAGTAATTGGTGATAGATGGAGTACTATTGATTCAAATGGTAAAATTACTGAAAATGGTGATTGGATAAATAACTCTAAGTATATTAGAGTAAAAGTAGGAGAGCAAGGTTCTTACCCTGTATCTGCTGCACCATTTGGACATGGAGCTTATTCTAATCCTATTAAAGCAACTGATGAAACTATTGTTCCTTCAGCTGTATTCCAAACAGGTTCTATTGCTAACACAACTGGTAACCCACAATTTTATGCTGGATTTGATTTCGAATCAATTGGTATAAAAGATGATAACGCTAACTATATGAAACCTCTACCTGAAAGTGTAGGAGTTGGTTCTAACTTAGTATTTGGATTTGATGGAAATGTAAGTGGAATTGGATTATCATTAGAAATGACTGGTTCGGCAACTGAGGATATGATTAAGAGACAATTCTCTTTAGGTTTCCAAGGTGGATTTGATGGAATGAGCCCGAATAGAGAAATCGCTTTAGGTTCTTCAATTTCAACTGGAAACTCACAAGGATTTGATTTAACTGATTCAACTAAGTTTGGTTCTAAAGCATACGCTAAAGCTGTGAACGCAGTTTCAAACGCTGATGAGTATGATATCAATATGGTAGTAACTCCGGGTATTGTAAGAAGATTACACCCATCGGTTACAACTGATGTATTAGATATGGTAGAAGCTAGACAAGATTGTTTCTATATTTCTGATTTAACTTCAGTAAACGATACAATATCGCAAGTAACTACTCAGGCTAACGCAATTGATTCAAACTATATAGGTTCTTATTACCCTTGGGTTAAGACTGTAGATTCAAATACAAACAAATTAATCTCAGTACCACCTTCAGTATTACTACCCGCAGTATTTGCAGCAAATGACGCTATTGCAGCTGAATGGTTCGCACCTGCTGGTTTGAATAGAGGAGGTATTATAGGAGCAGTTAGTGTACTAAATAGATTAACACACTCTGAAAGAGATACTTTATATGAAAACAAAGTAAATCCAATCGCTTCTTTCCCTGGACAAGGTATTGTAGCATTCGGACAGAAAACGTTGCAAGATAAAGCATCAGCACTTGATAGAATTAATGTTAGAAGATTATTAATCAACGTTAAGAAGTTTGTAGCATCTACATCTAGATTCTTAGTATTTGAACAAAATACGGCTCAGACAAGAGGTAGATTCATTAATACTGTACAACCTTATTTAGAAGGAATACAACAAAGACAAGGATTGTACGCATTTAAAGTAGTTATGGATGAATCTAACAATGGACCTGATGTTGTTGATAGAAACATACTTGCTGGACAGATATTCTTACAACCGGCTAAGACCGCTGAATTCATTGTAATTGATTTCAACATCTTACCAACTGGAGCATCGTTCTCAGCATAAACAAAAAAAATGAATAACTAATATTTATTAGTATAAAAGGGAAAATAAAAAAATGGCAGAAGTATTAGAATTTAACGAAATGATGTTCACCAACTTCGAACCGAAGATGAAGAACAGGTATATAATGGAGATTGATGGAATTCAATCATACCTTATAAAAGCTGCAAGTAGACCTTCTATTAACTTTGAGACGGTGAAGTTAGACCACATCAACACTTATAGAAAACTACAAGGTAAGGGAGAATGGCAAGATATTACAATAACAATGTATGACCCAATCGTACCTTCAGGCGCTCAACAAGTAATGGAATGGGTAAGATTAGGATATGAATCTTTAACTGGTAGAAAAGGATACGCTGATTTCTACAAAAAGGATATCGATTTCTATATGTTAGGACCTGTTGGTGATAAAATCGAACAATGGAAGTTGAAAGGTGCATTTATTACATCTGCAAACTTTAATGATTTATCATTTGACTCTAATGACCCTGCTGATATCGAATTAACCCTTTCTTACGATTACGCAATATTAGAATTTTAAGATATTATTCACTACTATCTATATTTTGAAAAGGTTCTCTTAGTGAGAACCTTTTTTATTTTATAACTTTTCGTTTTCGATATACTTATATATACAACTAATAAAGGTTAAATTATGAGCGAAAAACAATTCGATTTTCCAACGGAAGTAATAGACTTACCATCAGAAGGTAAAGTTTATCCATTGGACAACCCACTCTCATCAGGAAAAGTAACATTAAAATATATGACTGCAAAGGAAGAGGATATTTTATCTTCACAAAATCTTATTAAAAGAGGTATTGTGTTAGATAAGTTATTTGAATCTATCATTGTTGATGATGTTAATATTGATGATATCACTATTGGTGATAAAAATGCAATAATACTTGCAACTAGAGTATTAGGTTATGGACCTGAATATCCAATGAATTTTTATTCAACACACTTAGGTGAAGAAACTGAAGCTATTGTACATTTATCAAAAGTAAAAACAAAAGAAATTGATTTATCTTCATTTAATAATAAAAATGAGTTTGATTTTGAAACACCAACTAAAGGAGATAAGTTAAAATTTAAGTTATTGACACATGGTGATGAAAAAGCAATTGAAAAAGATATTGCAGCATTAGAAAAGTTTAACAAAGATGCATCCTTTGATATTACTACAAGACTAAAATTTATGATTCTATCGGTTAATGATAACTCAGATGTTGGGTTTATTAACAAATATGCATCTAATATGTTAGTTAGAGATAGTAGAGCATTTAGGAACTATGTCAAGAAAATCCAACCTGACATGGATATGGTTTATACACATGAGCACTCAGATGGTGAAAAGGAGGAGGTGCCTATTACATTGGGCGTAAACTTTTTTTGGCCTGGGGAAGAATCATAGTTCTTTATTGCACAACCAAATATTTGAGTTGTGTTACTATGGTAATGGATTTATTCAGTTCGATTTATATAAAATGCCAACCTACCTTAGAAACTTCTATTACAATAAATTAATAGATGCTAAGAAAAAAGAAAAGGAAGAGCAAGATAAAGCAAATAAAAAAATAAA